TTCGAGACCCCGATACGCCTGCCGAACCCGCCCGTCGCATCCGTCACGTCCGTTAAGTATTACGACCTCAACAACACGCAGCAAACGCTCACGGTCACCACGGACTACCTCGTCCGCGTGGGCGAGAGCGAGGGCTACGTGTATTTGCCCGAGGGGGTCGCCTGGCCGGCGGTCTACGACCGACCCGACGCCGTCGAGGTCGTGTACACCGCGGGGTGGACGGCAGCGGCCAACATCCCGAGCGACATCATCGCCTACATCAAGCTCGTCGTCGGCAGCCTCTACGCAAACCGCGAGAGCTTCATCAACGGAACAATCAGCACCGAACTCGCGGGCCGCTTCGTCGCGGGCCTGCTCGACCGATGGAGGGTCTACCCGTGAAGAAGAGTACGTCCTACTCGCTCATACCGATTCTCGTCCTCGTAGCCGTCGCCGTGGTGGGCCCCGTGTGGGCGCTCACGGCCAAGGCAGTATCGAAGGTCGTCGTGACCGACTACTCGTCCGCAGACGACGAGGCGGTCAATCTGGCTTTCACCGAGAGCCAGTCCGTCGACTTCGCAAACGGCACCGGGGCAGGCAATGCCAATGAGGCATGGATCGATAGTCGCGCCCTGTCGGCATCGACATCCGAAGAGCTCGACCTTGCCGGGGGGCTCACCCGGGCCGGGTACGCCTACACGTTCACCAAGGTCAAGGTGCTGCGCGTCGAGGCAGCCAGCACGAACGCGGAAGACATCGAGGTCGGCGGCGCAGACGCTAACCAATTCGTCGGCCCCTTCGGCGATTCCAGTGACACCGTTGGCGTTCCTCCCGGCGGCTTCGTGACCTTCGTTCATCCCGGCGCAGGTTGGAACGTCGCAGCCGGCACCGGGGATCTGCTGAAGGTATTGGCCGGCGCCGCCGGCGGCACCTACCGCATCACCGTGGTCGGAGAGGCGTCCAAGTCGTGATCCGCGCAGGGCAGCTCGACCGTCGCATCGCCATCCAGGCCCCGCACGAAACCGTCGGGGCTTCCGGTGTCGTGTCTACGGAATGGTTGCCCCTGTCGCCGCCTGTCACGTATGCCCGCAAACTGTCGGCATCTGCCGCCACGCGGGTACTCGGGTCCGAGCGGGTCACCGACGCCTCGGTGGTCTGGTCGATCCGCTACCGGGACGACGTCAACACCAAGTGCCGCCTCGTACACGATGGCCGCAACTACCGCATCACCAGCACCGCAGAGGGCACTGGTCGAGGCGAAGAGCTGCTGGTCATCACGGAGATCGAGGAGCCGGAACGTGGCGAGTAGCGTGTTCAAGAACATCGACGGCATGGCTCGCGTCACGGCGCGGCTGAAAGGGCTGCCCGACAAGGTTCAGCTTCGCGTCATGCGCAAAGCCACCCGGGCCGGTACTGCCGTCATGTACCGAGCGGCCAAGTCCAACGCCCGCCGCCTTCGCGGCAAGGGCCACGACGCCGGCATCACCCGGTCGGGTCGTCGGCGCGTGAAACACATCGACCAATACGTCGCTATCGTGAAGGCCAACGGGGGCCGCGGCGTCGAGCGGTATGCCGTCACTTGCACCGACAACAAGGCCCACATCGTCGAGTACGGCAGCAAGCCCCACATCATCGCGCTCAACAAGTCCAAACGCGGACGCAAGCGCGGGGGCGTCATGCCCATCGGTGACGGCAAGTATGCGACCCGCGTGCGCCACCCGGGCAGCAGGCCACGCCCGTTTATGCGGCCCGCGTTCGAGCTTGCTGACCAGGCCATTGAGGAAATCGTGCGAATCGCCGAGCAAGAGCTTGCGAGGTTGCAGCTGTGAGCAGCGCAGAAGCCACGGTTCACGCAGCCCTCGCCGCAGCATCGGGGCTCACCGCACTCGTCGGCACCCGCATCTACCAGGAGCAGGAGCCGCAAGCGGCAGAGCTTCCGTATCTCGTCTTTCATCGCATCGCCACGACACCCTACGGGACGATGGCGGGCGACACCGGATCGGCCCGTGTGACCGTGCAGGTCGACGTACTCGCCTCGACCGTGTCGTCCCTCAAGGCCCTCACCGTGCAGGTGCGCAAGGCAATGCAAACCGCCGCATCCTTCCAGGACCAGAACGACGACCCAGAGCCCGAACGCGGCCTTTACCGGTCGTCCCTCGACTTCTACGTACACGAGGAGGTTTCCTTATCATGAGGCTCTATGTCTGTCTGTTGGCTCTGGTCCTCGCGACCGCCGTGCAAGCGCAGGATGTCGCCGAGAGTTTCGTCAAGTTCTCGGGCTTGTCCGCGAGCGCAACGCAGCCCGTCACCGTAGCCGCCGCCATCGTGTACAGCGATGCGATGCGGTTCACCGGTGGCTCGGCCCACAGCATTGCCATGACCATCGACACCACCGAGACGGTCGCCGTCACCATCGAGGTTCAGTTGGCGAGCACCACCGCGAGCGGCACCACCACGTACCAGTCGGGTGACACCGCCATCACCAAGAGTATTACCGGCGACTACGATAAGCGCTGGGCGATAGACCTTCCGGTCAGTGCGACCGGCCGCCTCAAGTTCGGAGTATCTACCGCTGGCGGCGGGGGCGGGTCCGGCCCGTCCGCCTACGAGATCAAAAATCTCAAGCTGTTCAAAGACTGAGCTGATAAGGAGCAGGACATGACCACCCCCGTCAAAACCCAAGGAACCACGGTACAGGTCAAGAGCGCGGCCGATGCGTGGGTCACCATCGCGTGTGTCACCGGCATGAGCGGCCCGGGCGGCCAGGCTGCCATCATCGACACGACCACCCTCGCGAGCACTGCGAAGGAAAAGCTCATCGGCCTCCCCGACGAGGGGCAGCTGACGCTCGAGTGCGTGTTCGACTACACCGACGTCGGCCTGCTGCGGCTCCTCGCCCTTCGGGCATCCCAGGCCCTCGAAGACTTTCAGATCGTCTTCGCCGACACCGGCACCACCACGGGATCGTTCAGTGGCTACGTCCTCGGCTTCGTGATGAACGAACAGCAGGACGACGCCGTGCGCTGCACCTTCACCATCGAAATCAGCGGGGCGGTGACGTTCGCATGACCGACGCCGTGGTTCGGGATCTGATCCTCGGATACGAACCGAAACGCAGGGAGGTCCAGGCGTTCGGGACCACCCTGACGGTACAGGAAATGAGCGGGGCGACGTACTTCGAATACGCCAAACGCATCGACGACACGAAAGACACCGCCGTTCGGATGGCACTCGCAATCGTGTACTCCGTCGTTGATGCGCACGGCAACCTTGTCTTCACGCCAGACGATGTTGAAGCCCTCGCCCGCAAGCCCGTGAAGGAGCTCGACCGAGTGTCAAGCGTTGCTGTCGATTTGTCCATGTCCAGAGGTGAGTCGGGAAACTGACGACCCGGCCGGCGGTGCTGCGGTTGCACGCCATAGCCCACCGGCTGGGACTCACTGTCAGGGAGCTGTGCGCAAGATGCAGCTCGAGCGAAATAGCTGATTGGGATGCGTTCTTTCGGTGGCAGAACGAGCCCGTCAAGCCAGAGCAAAGGAAAAAGGAAATCCTCGGGGTACATCCCCAGAAAGCCGCCGGTGTCCTGCTGATGTTGTCCGAGATCCAGAAGGTGAAGGCAGAGCGTGGCAAAGCGAAAAATCGGACTCCTCGAAATTGATGTCCGTGCCAACGTCGCCAAGATCACGCAGGACGTCGAGACGATCCGCAAGAACGTGCAAGGCGGCTTTGCGAAGATCGACGCCGCCGCCTCTGCCGTCAAGACCGCCCTCGGTGCCCTGTTCGCTGCCGACGCCGTTCGTCGCGTTGCGAGCTACGGCAAGGAACTAATCAACGCTGCCGACGCCATCGACAAGATGCGCATCAAGACGGGCGTTGCATCCGAGACGCTTTCAACGCTCGCCTACGGTGCCGAGTTCGCCGGGACGTCCATCGAATCGGTCGGGACCGGGCTGAAAGTTCTGGCCCGAAACATCGGCGACGCGAACCGCGGCGTAGGCGAAGCGAAGGATCTGTTCAAGCAGTACGGCATCGAGGTCAGGAACGCCGACGGCACGATGCGCCGCACCGAGGACGTCATGGCCGACCTGGCCGACGTCTTCGCGTCGATGGCCGACGGTGCCGAAAAGTCGGCGCTTGCCCAGAAGACCTTCGGGCGGTCGGGTGAAGACCTGATCCCCATGCTCAACCAAGGGGCCGAAGGCCTGCGCAAGATGAAGGAAGAGGCCGCCGGGTACAACCTCGTCCTGACGAACTTTCAGACGAGCCAGGCCGCCGCATTCAACGACCACCTCACGAAGCTCTGGAACAACGTCAAGGGCATCGCCACCACGCAGGCGGTCAACTTCGCCACGGGTGTCAACTACCTCATCGAGTCGCTATCGGGCGGCGGTAACACGGTCAAGATCAAGGAAGCCGCCGAGGCGATACAGCAACTCCGCAACGAGATCACGTACTGGGAGCGTCGCAAGGATGCAGCCCTGCCCGACTTCGGCAAAGACGCCGTGCTCGACGAGCAGCAGGTCGCGAAGTACGCGAACCGAATCAAGCTCATCGAGGCCGAGATCGAGAAGCGGAAACAGAAAATCGCCGCACTCCGCAAGGAAGTCGACGAGATAATCAACCCGCCGCCCAAGCCCGAGGCCGCGAGGCCGAGAGCCGCAGCAGAAGCACCGACGGTCCTGCCGGACCTCGCCTACATGAAGCAGGCCGAGGAGTTCACGAAGCAACGCATTGCCCGCGAGAAGCAGCTGATGGACGACCTCGCCAAGTGGCAGGAAGACGCGGCCCGGGAGGAGGAACAGCGCCTCGACAGGCTGCAGCACGAATACCTGCAATACGGTAACGCGATCCGCTCCATCACGGACAACTGGACGAGCCAGGCCGCAGACTCCATCGTGAGCTTTGCCAACACCGGCAAGCTCGCGTTCGGCGACATGGTGCAGTCGATGCTCAACGACTCGCTGCGCATGGCCTCGATGAATGCCCTCTCGCCTGCGTTCAACCAACTGCTCGGGGGGCTCGTTGGTGGCCTGCTCGGTGGCCGTCCTGCCGGCGCATCCTCGGGGGATTGGGGCTCGACGTACACGCCCTTCGCGCAGGCAGCACTCGACCGCGCTCCGAAGTTTGCAGCGGGTGGCGTGGTCACCAGCCCGACGCTCGCCCACGTCGGCGAGGCAGGAGCCGAAGCCGTGCTTCCCCTCGTCCGTCGCGGTGGGCAACTCGGCGTTGCCTCTTCGGGTGGCGGGATGACGGTCCAAATCATCGACCAGCGCAAGGGCGGCGAGGCAATGCAGGTCACGGAGCAGACAGCGCCAGACGGGTCGAAGCTCGTCCGCGTGCTCGTGATGGACGCCGTGCGGTCGGGTATTCGATCCGGTGAGTTTGATCCCGAGATGCGCGACGTGTTCGGAATCCGAAGGGCAGGGATGCGGCGATGAGCACATGGCCCGGCGATCTTCCCGAACCCCTGGCGTCGAGCTTCAGCAGCGAGGAGCAGGACAGCGTCATCCGCTCCCAGATGGATGTCGGCCCGGCCAAGCTGCGGCAGCGCTTCACGGCCGTCGTCGAGCGAATGCCCGGGCTCGTCTACATCCTCTCGCCAGCACAGCTCGAGATCCTTCTGCAGTTCTACCAGAGCAACCGGGCGTCGGCGTTCACGTGGTTCCACCCCCGCACGGGTGACGAGAAAAGCGCCCGCTTCATGTCGCAGCCGAAGCACAGCGCGGCGTCTGGCGGCCTCCGGTACATGGTCACCGTCGATATCGAGGTCTTGCCGTGAGCCGTGCTCTAAGTGCAACATCGCTTGCCGCCCTGCTCGCGCAGGAAACAGAAGAGGTCTTCCTCTTCCTGGCCGAGATAAACCATGCCGACTGGGCATCGCCCGTCCGCATTGTCAACGACAATCAAGACCTGACCAGCAACGGCGACACGTTCGTCGCGTTCCCCTTCGACGTCGAGCTCGTCAGCGAGGAGCCCGACCGTGTCGCGACCACCGTCTTGAAGGTCTGCAACGTCGACCGGCAAATCATCGCGCTCTTCGACGCCCTCGCCACAAAGCCGACGGTTGCGTTGTCCATCGTCATCGCGAGCGAACCCGACACCGTCATCGTCGGGCCGCAGAACTTCCAGATCACCGAGTACAAATCCGACCAGTTTGTCATCGAGGCCACGCTTGCCTACGAGGACATCTTGAACGAACCGATGCCATGCCACTCCTACCTCCCGTCTGACTTCCCGGGGCTGCACTGATGGCGCATTTCGGCGACTACATAGGATTGCCGTACCGCGAGAGGGGCCGCGACCGCTCGGGCCTCGACTGTTGGGGGCTCGTTCGTCTCGTCTACGCTGAGCAGTACCGCATCGACCTGCCGTCCTACGAGTACGAGGAAACACCCGCAAGGCAAGCCGAGCTGATCGGGCAGCACGTCGTCGAGTGGGACGAAGTCACCGAGCCGCAGGAGGGCGACGGCGTCCTGCTGCGTCAACTCCGGTACGCCTGCCACGTCGGCGTCGTCGTGTCGAAGCGCAAGTTCCTGCACGTCGAACAGGGCATCGGCGTCACGATGGACGACCTTGACGGGCCACGGTGGTCGAAACGTGTCGTCGGCTTCTACCGGCACAAAGCCATGTCCACCGTCCGCGCCGTGTGCAAACCGAGCCCGCTCCGCTCCGAGACTGTCGAGCGAACGTACAACCCGGGCTGCACGGTGGCCGACGTTGTCGCCGACATGCTACCGAGCCAGGTCGCAGCCGTCACAGTGCACGGTACGCCGGTCCCGCCCGAGTGCTGGGCCTCGACCCGCCTGCTACCCGGGGCGCTGCTGTCGGTGACGGGCGTCCCCCGTGGCGGGGCTCGAAACCTGCTGCGGACCATCCTGTCGATAGTCGTGATGGTGTGGGCCGGTCCTGCCGGTGCAGGGCTCGCGGGTAACGGTGCCTCGTTCTTTGCGGGTGTCTTTGGCGTCTCGACTGCCATCGGCGGCGCAATCGCCGGGGCAATCGGCCTGCTCGTCATCGGGGCTCTCATCCCCCCGAAGATGCCGAGCATCCCGCAGAGCTACGACGACGGCACCCGCACCTACGCCATCACCGGGACGAACAACCGGGCGATGCCGTGGGGGGCGGTCCCTGCCATCTTCGGCAAGGTCAAGGTGTACCCGTCCTACGCGGCGAAGCCGTACACCACCATTCAGGGCGACGATCAGTATTTGCACGCGGTCTTTGCCGTCGGCCATGCCCCGCTCGAGATCACCAGCATCAAGATCGGCGAAACGGCAATCGACGACTTCGATGATGTGGAGTACGAAGTCCGCGAGACGAGCGCAGATCCCGACCACACCATCTTTCCGAACACCGTCACCGAGGAGCAGCTATCGGTTGCCCTCACCGTTGCGGACGGGGTGCAGACCCGCACGACCGAGGACGACTGCGACGAGGCCGTCGTTGACATCTCGTTCCCGCA